GACCGGGTAGACATGGTGCACTGTCGTCGCGGTTTCGTTTCGGCCATAGCGGCCAGCCTCGCGGCACTTGTAGCCGTCGCGCCGCAGGATTGCATCCCGCAGGCGCAGCCATCGCTTGCTCTTGTAGTCCGTCTGGGATCACCGCCCTTTCATCCAGCATCGCAGATAAAGCAAAAGCGCCATGACCTCACGACGGAGATCATGGCGCTCATGCCATCCGGCTATCACCTCGGCTGCAAAACAAAAGCGCCAAACGATCTACCGTTCACACGGTCAAATCATTTGGCGCAGGCGCTGGCGCAAAGGCTCTGGCTCAGGCTCATATTCACGTTTACGACGGACTCGCGTCTGCACACCTTGCAGTACAGCGGGAAGTCTGTCAGCGTTGTCGTCGGCAGCACACGCTGCTGCGTCGGCCGTCCGCACAGCGGGCAGATCAGCTTGCCGCCTGCTGACACTAATAGTATATCATGCGCGTTTTTGCTTTGCAAGACTTTTGTTCCACCTTTCTGATTATTTATAGGTTGTTTCAAGGGAAAATTGTAAATGCAATGTTCAGTTTTCCGGGATTTCATAGTCGTACAGCACGTAGCTTCCGAAGCTGTTGTCGATGCGCTCCGGGAACTTCTCGCCCTCGAACGGGACAGCTTTGTCCGGCGGCGAATAGTGCGCGCCCGGCGGCAGCTCGACGTCCAGCCGTTCCGGCTTGATGAGGCCCTTGCTTGGCGTCCACATCCGCTGCCCGACGCGGAGCTTCCCGGTTTTCCTCGGCTCCTTGGTAAGATACCTCGCCACCTTGCGGTAGCCGCCGAAGTCCTCAATCGTCCGGGTATCGACCGATCCCTTCTGCCAGAAGCAGCGGAGCAGCATCTCGTCGCCGTCCGCCCGCTGGATCACGAAATGATGGTGGATGCGGTGATCGCCGTGTATACCCTCCATGACATAGACATATCCGAACGGCAGTGCCCTTACCCGGCGCGCCTCTCGCACCTTGCGGAAGTAGGCCGGTGCATTTTTGCGCGCTGCCTCATAATTCGGCGGCAGGTGCTCGTCATCATAAGTGAGTGTCACAAACCAGTCTTGCGGGCTGAAGTTTGCATACAATAAGAACTCAAGACGCATACATGCGGTTTTAATGTTGACGGCCTCCTGAACGAGGCTGGTTTCAAATTGCTTTGCCGCACGGCCACCGGTCCTCGGTGGCCGCGATGCAAGCTCAATTGCGCGAACGCGGTTGCCCGCGCGCAGTTCAATCACCCTGTTGATTCGGCATCAGCTCCATTCTGTGGTATTCATTCATGTGCTGCAAGGCTGCGTTCTCCTCATCGCAGAAAGCAATGTCGCCGAGAAGGACACGTCGAACGCCGTCCGGGAATTCTACAACTGCCGCCACACCGCCGAGGAGCGTATCGTCCCAGCGATGAAAATATCCAAGCTCGTGGCCAACCTTGCAGAGCCGCCGCTCCTGTTTGACTACGAACTCGATCTCTCTTGGCGTCACAGTCCAGTCCCTCCTTTGATTTCGTTTATAGCCTGCGCCAATCGGGACATTGCACAGCGCGCGGCGGCGGCCACGGCTGACAGCCGCGCGAAGGCTAAAGCGCTATCTCGCAGACGGTGAGCCAATGTAATGCGGATGTAATGACTCTCATTGCTATGCCCGGGAGGCTTTGCGCGCATAAGAGAATTTGCACAGTTCCGGCTGCACCCACGCGCCATCAGTAGCTTAACGGCTCTTTTTCTCGTCATTTCTTCGCTCCTTTCCCGTATTTCAGTTTCCTCACCCATTCGTTTCGTTCGCGGAACGGCACGAACTCCTCGCCGCAGAGCGGCTTCAGAACGCGGTCAATCTGCTCCTGCGCATAGTCGGACTCCGGCTCGTTTCGCCACGCATGTCCAAACTCACGATAAAGCTGTGCCACACCGTGTGCTGTGCGCCGCATCCGCCCTGGGCCGAAGCCCTCCTGCGCCAGCGCGAGCATCCACAGATCTGTCGCTGCCTGGAACCCGGCGTTAAACCCAATGTCCAGATTCGTCTGAGCAAGCTGCTCCAGCTTCTGCATGTAGCTCATGTCGTGCCCTCCGTGAAATTTTTGGTCACCATCGGGAACGGATATGTGTACGGCTTGCACTCCGGGATATCGATCCATTCCCATTGGTTGTCGCGGTAGATCAGAAATATTTCCGCCTCCGGCTGGACGGCATACACCGTGAACACGCCACCAGATAAAAGCTCAACCTGAAACATCGTTTTCACCTCCATCCTTTCTCACGCCTCGGCTGCAAAAAGCGTCCGGCAGCGTCGCAGATAAGCCAATCAAATGATCTTTTAATCCGCTCGCGTTTTTCGCGCACATATCGCGGCCCAGTACAACGTAATGCTTGGCACAATCCCTGCACCGCACCACCTCCGCAACGTCGGCGGCGGGCAGCTTCCTGATTTCTGCAAACGCCGCAGCGTAATCCCCGCACGTCCGCGTTGTAATTTCCAACGCCGCTTCGCGGCTGATATAATCACCCGCCATGCCGCACCTCCACGCCTGCCATTTCAAGCAACTCGTAAATGTCCGTTTCATCGCTGTTCGCGAGGAAATCGTCATTTTCGTCGTAGTAGTTGTACGCTGTGTATGCGCGGGCTTGGATTCCTGCGTATTCCTCGAGCAACTTATTTGCCCCCGCGATTCCAAATGTGCAAGCATCCTCCAGCTCTTCCATCTGTGATTTCGTGATAAACTTAGCCATCCTTCTTGCCCTCCAATCTGTTCAAAGTAAAACTTGATCGGTTTCTCGTGCTCGATAACGTTGCCGTAGGCAACTCCCACCTTGTAGATGTAGTTCTCCCTGAGTTTGCGCGGAATCTCCTCGATATAGCGCCGGAATGTCTCCAGCGTGTTTGCCCGCTTGTAGTGGTTACACATCCGGCAGGCAGGCATGAGGTTTGAAATATCGTCCGTTCCGGCTTCTTCAATGCCCCATGCCCGCAGTGGTAGGAAATGATCGACCTGCATATCCTTGTAAGCGATTTCTCGCCCACAATACGCACAGTGGCCGTCATACTTCGCATAGACCGCTTCACGTTTTTTCTTACTGAAACTCACTTCGCATCCTCCATTTCCGCCAGCGCCTTTTCCGCCTCTTCGCGGGTTAAAAATACGGTTTTGCCGATATTAAAAACGTCTTGCAGCAGGAAGGCGTCCGGCTCAATGTATGGCTTGCTTTTATCCGGATATGTTTCAAATGTCCGCTTTATTCTCCACACTGTATCCCCCACTTTGCACGGCAGCACGACCACGCGCCCCTCTTTGTCAGCCACATGCAGGTTGTGTGCTCGCTCAATTCTGGATGTGTCATTGTCAAAAGCTGCTTCGACGACTTCTTTCATCCAAGAAACCTTTTCAGGGCTTAACCCTGTGTCCTCGTAGGCCGCAAGGCGCTCACACACCGCTGTTTCAAACGGGCAATCCTCGATTTTGCACCCGCTGCCGTAGCACGGTTCTTTAAAGCAGCGCGGGTAATAGGCATGACGGGTTTGTTCGTCATTCCATTCAGTCAGTCGTTCCATAGTTCTTCCTCCACATACCGCCAGCTCTGCGGTGGGCGGGTGATTGGCACCGGTTCTGCCCCGAATTTTGTCTCCCGCAGACCGGTAAACTCCCACAGATCGCGCGGAGTATCGTAAATCTTGAGGTTGGATATGTGCCAGCCGAAGGTAATTTTGCTGATCTCATCGCACAGAAATTCCCCGATGACTTTGCCGTTTCCGCATTTGTAGATGTAGCACTTAAACGGTGGGTTCATCTTCGGGCGCGTCTTGCGCACCTCGATAGTTTTCTGCCCGTTTATGATCTTCTCACACCACTCCGGGCGAATGCTGATTAAAACAGCTTTACTCATGCTTGTCTCCTACTCCATAATCCCGAGTTTGTCTATCGTTTCCACGTAGCAACTTTGGCAGATATAGCAAAGCGTTTTTTCTAGGCTATATGGCTTTCTTACCAGAACGCATATGCTATTCTTTTTGAGCCGCTCACGCCCGCATTTTACGCATTGGCAAATAAACCTTTCGTCGGCTCTAACGCAGTTGCACTCTGCATCATAGATTCCCATTCGTTTAACCCTCCGGCGCTTCCGGCAGCGTCCTCCAGTGAGTAATCAAGTTCTGCGGTACGTCCCAGTTATTGCACGTCCATCCGTCGCTCGGAAAGTAGCTGGCCATATCTACAATCGGGCCGAACGTATCCCGAAAAGCAACGAGATACTTCTTGAGACGGTCTATTGGCAGTCTTTCCTCCACGCTGATCCACTGCGGCACCTTCTCCCGCAGCGCCTTGACCAGTTCGTTGGGGTTCATCTCCATGCTTTCTGCTCCTTTCCAGTTCCCGTGCCGCGCAGAGGCGAACCATCGCGCAGCTATACGCTGACTGCGTGCTGTTGTGCCGATACGGGCACAGAAGGTTATAACATTCCGTCCAAGGAGATGGCGGCGGGAGTGTCCGCCGCTTCTTTTTTGCCATCATGCCGCCCCCGCTTCCGTCTGGCCGGTTCCGCGGCCAGCTCCGCCGCCCTGACCTGCCGGAAGGCCGGGAGCAGGATCTCCGTCTCCCAGCGGTCCACGAAATCAAGCACCCGCTGTGGGATGGTCAGACGCTCGCCGGGCGCCCACTCGTTGCCGTAACCGTGGAGCTGAATTCGCGTCGGCTTGTCTTTTGTGACACTGATGTTGAGTGTGAACCAGCTCCGTTCCGGCCGGCGTGCATGGCGCACAAACAAAATCAGATTGCCGGTCAGGTGCTGCTTGCCGTAGCCGCCGACGCAGTGATGCAGGACGTGTCCCTCGCGCACCAGATCGCCGTTGCAGCGCGGAAGACGGATGCAGATCTCTCCGTCCGACCATTCCAGCGCCGCCCACTTCTTTGCGACCGCGAGGAAGTTCGCAATGCTGTCTTTGTCCTCCCGCTGTTTTTTCGCGGCGAAGATCCGGTCGTGCGCGGCGCGCAGGTCGCGCGGCCACAGTTCCTCCTGACTGGGATCGTTGACCTGCTCATCCAGCTCCTTGCGGTAGTCGATCAGCAGGCCGAATCCGTTCCGGCGCGGGAGTCCGTGCTTTTCGAGCTGCTTTTCGAGGTATGCCTCCCACTTCGGCAGCGGTTCGAAATCATATCCGTCCGTGACCTTGCCCACATAGCGGCTGACGTTCTCCTTCCCGAACTTCTTGAGCAGCCGGTCAAACTCGCCCGCACACCCGGTGCCCCAGAGACCGAAGTTGACGCCCTCCATCCAGAGCGCGGCGATGTCTGCCGTCCAGCGCCATCCGCCGCAGGCGGCGACCTCTTCTTTTGTGAAATGCAGCATCTCCCGCGGCTTTTTGAAGTTCCAGTCCGCAAGGTCTCCGACCTCCACGGTCGTCTTGCGGAACCCGTAGTTCGCGGACTGGTTGACGCAGTCGTCGATCCGCCCGACGATCATGTGGGCCATGCCGCATTTCATCAGGTTCTCGGTTGCCGGGCGCTTCATCCAGAGTTCCAGATACACGACCGGCCACTCGCCGCCGGCACGGATGTATTCGGCCAGCCCCGTTTTTTCGGCGGTCGATCCGGCCAGTTCCGGCAGGTCTTTCCACATCGCGACGCCGAATTTACGCAAGGGTGTAGCCTCGTGACTGTAATACTTGATCTGATACGGGTCATCCCGGCTGTTGACCAGCCGCCAGCCCGGCAGGCTGTTCATGCCGCCGTAGGCGTTGACCGTCTCGTGCATGTACCGTTTCATGTGGCCATTGGGCAGCAGCACCATCGCGCCGAATGGCCGGACGTCAATGTCCCACACCCCGAACTCATCAACGCGCCGGGACACGATCCAGCTCATGGCGACCGCGAGATCTCCGACGCGCTCGATGCTGCCGGCCATCAGCTGATAGGTGCGTCCGTTGCGCAGCTTTTTCCGATGCACCGGATGCACGGAGGCGCCGCACAGCGGGCAGTAGAGATCGTCGTGTTCGTCCGTCCAGCCAACCACATCCGTGCTTTCTTTGTCCGGGATGCCAGGCCACGCGCTTCCGTCGTCTCCGACGACCATCGCCACGCCGCCGCCCTTGATCCATCCGGCCCAGAAGTCCTCGCGGCAAGCCGTGCAAGTGCATCTCGCACCCCAGCGGCCCCGCGCGGGTTCGTCGAGCCACCATTGGGGAGCATCCTCATCCGGGTAATACGATTCGCGGGCGTAGATCAGCAGCTCACCGCCAAGGTCGCTGTCGATGTAGTCCGATACCACAGCCTGAAGCATCCCGCCGCGCGGCTTCGTGGGAAGCCGGTTCGCCAAATCTTCCAAAATATCCATGCCGCGCCTCCTCAGAAGTAATCTTCGAGGTTCAGCACGACGCCCTCCTCGGAGGACGCCGCGCCAAGCTCGGCGATGCCGTAAAACTCGCGGATGATCTTTTCCGCTTCGGCCGGAATGACGCACGCAAAGTTTCCGGTTTTGTGCGCATCGGCGAATGCCTTGATCTTCTTTTCGCAGTCCGCGAGGCTCATGCCCTTTGCGTCGAGGTCGCGGCTGACGATCTCCTGCGCTGCGGGATCGTGCCGAATGATGTTGGCCAGCTGCTCGCCGACCATCCAGACCGCTGTGCGCTGCGCCGGCTGCTGCGCGCGGATCTTCTCAAATACATCCATCCGTCACGCCTCCTTTTCGACCAGCGCCGACATCTTGGCCAGCGCGTCCCGGCTGAACCGGGCCAGCTTCGCGGCCTTCTCCGCGTCGCGAGTCTTGACCTTCTGCATCAGGCCGCAGGCGCGGTTGAAGTTTTCCTGCACCGCCTGAAAGAAGCTCTGAAAGACGGCAATGTCTGCGTCAGACTGGATCGCCCCTGCCTTCTGAAGCTTCTCAGCATTGGCCTTTGCGGCTGCTAGCTCGGCCTGAAGCGTCTCGACGCGGCGCGTCAGGTCATCTGCACGACCCGTGCTGTTTTTCAGGTCTGCCATGGCCTTCGCAGCTTCGGCCTGAAGCTCTGCCTGCTTCTTCTCGGCCTCCTTGCGGCGCTTTTCCAGCGCAGCGACGTCGGCCTTGTGCTTTTTCTCCGCCTCGGCCAGCGCATCCGCAACGGCCTTTTCGATCTCCGCCGGGTCTGCCGCCTGCACGGCGACCTCGACCGGCCGGTTTTCCAGTTCCGTGATCTTCGCGGCCTGCGCGTCGGTGCGCTCCCTGAGCGCTGCCGTTTTTTCTTTCTCCGCATCGAGGGCGAAGGTGACGTCGGCCAGCTTCAGCGCCGCGCCCTCACTGGCCGCGCGCTCGGCCTCCAGCTGGCGCCGTGCCTCGTCGCGCTCCCGAATGGCCTGTTCCAGCTCGCGGGCGGAAAGATTCTCCGCATCGACCGCCTCGGCGAACTCTTCGCGCTCTTCGGCGGGCACCGCGAGCAGCTGTAAAGCGTTCGACACGCTCAAATTTCCCAACGTTGGGAAATTTGAATTGTTTCCATATTCCTTGGCAATCTGCATAAATCTCGCAGCGGAAGATTTTGAAAACTCCGTTTCGTTTTTCAGGAAATCCAGCCAGCCGCCGTGCCCGACCATAGCCTTTGCCTCGGCAAGGCGCTTGCCGATCTCCACACCGAACCAGACCGTCATGCACTTGGCCTGATGGGACAGATAGCGGATCTCGCTTCCGATGGTCTCCGCCGTCCGCGGCCCTGTTTCCGGCAGCGTCATATCTTTCGGTGTAGGTGCGGCGTCCTGCAAAATACGGCTCACGTCAAATGCCATCGCACACGCCTCCCTTCACGTCCTCCATCGTCATCTGCGGCTCCAGCAGCTCCTGGACGAAATTGCGGTAATCATACCCCGCCGCGCTGTACGGCGACGAGACGAGGATCGGCACCTGCTTAAACGTCATCTCGTCCACCTTGTCGGTGCGCCGGATAACCGTCTGGAAAACAGGCAGCACGCCGGACTCCCGCAGCTTCGCTTCCGCCTCCAGCACAACCGGCACATTGCGCCACATCGTGATGAGCGCGCCTGCAATGCGGATATTGCCGTTGATGCGGCGAATGTTGTCGATCTGGCGGCTGACATTTGCGAGTCCACGCAGGCTGAATGCATCCAGTTTGATCGGGATGATTACCTCATCCGAGGCCAGCAGTGCCGCCGCGCTGGCGGCATTAAACGCAGGCGGGCAGTCAAAAATCACGTAGTCATACGCATCGTCCTCCCGGATGCAGCGGCACATATCGGCCAGCACCCGTCCGCGCACGCGCCTGTCCGCGATGTGCGACATGTCCAGATCCATAAGCCCGTCCGACGCGGGGATCATGTCCAGATCGCTGTACGACGTTGGCGTGATGTTCTCGGCGTAATACGGCTCGCACTCGCCCAGCAGCACGGCGTCCAGAGTGACGTCGTATTCCGTCGGCGCAAGGCCGAAAAACTCGGTAGCGTTGCACTGGCTGTCGCAGTCGATCAGTAGCACCCGCTGTTTGTGCTCCGACGCCAGAATGTGTGCCATATTGACGGCGGTCACGGTCTTCCCGACGCCGCCCTTGAGATTCAAAATTGCAATTGCTTTCATGATTTCGTCCTTTCGTCAAAATGGGATAGGGAAGTCGCTCGGAAGCTCGTCAAATCCGATCTGCGCAGCCTCCTCCGCAGGCGTCTGCTTCGGAGGCGTCCAATCGCGGCGCGACTCCATGAAAGTCTGCGTCTCGCCGTTGAATCGCAGATAAAACGAATTCCCAGCGATTCCGGTTTTGTTTTTCGCAACTGTAACAACGCGATCACAGTCCACGATTTTCTGGTTTTCGCGGAAGAGCAGCAAAATGAAGTCCGCGTCCTGCTCGATCTGACCGGAACTGCGCAGGCTTGACATCGTGGGTGGTGGGATTTTGCCGGTCTTTTTGTTTGGCTCCGGCCGTCCGAGCTGGGACAGCGCGATGATTGTTGGCCCGCCCTGACGCCCGAACTGCTTGAGCGCCCGCGAAACGGCAGTGACACGTGCGTACTCCTGATTGCCCCACGGCGTTTTGTCCGATGCCTCAATCAGCTGCAAATAGTCGATGTAGATCACGTCGTAGTGCTTTGCCATCGAGTACATTCGGATATCCCCGGCCGTCATGCCTGCCGCCTCGATCAGATCGAGGTTGCGGCCGCCGAAATCAGCACTGATTGCCGCCAGAGTATCCCAGTCATGGTCGTTCATGGCATTCAGCTGAATTTTCGGCAAGCCGATCTGCGCCGCCGCGGAGATCATTGCGTCTGCCAGCTTTTCGCAGTCCGTCTCAAAGCTGAAAAAGCCGACTTTCTTCGTCTTTGCCTGCTCGCGGGCGGTCGCTAGCGCGAGTGTCGTTTTGCCGTCCGAGGGGTATCCGCCGATGATGCCAAAGTCGCCGCGCATCGTGCGCAGGTGGTCGTTGAGCTTCTCAAATTTCCACGGCAGATAGACAGGCTTTACCGCCGGGTCGTGCCGTTTGTAAAAATCGGTCAGTGCATCCTGCATCGTCATGGTACGCACGCCCGGCCGGTCCACCATGACAGCGTTTATGCGGTCAAGCATTTGCCGGATGTCGTCCTCATTGTCAGCGGTCAGGATCTCCGAGGCTGCTTCCTGCATCAGGCGAATTCGCGCCTGCCGTCTCAGATCGGCGATGTACGCCTTAATGTTGGCCGCCGTCGGCGTCAGCTCAATGATCTGCCTGAGCAGATCCGTGTAGTCCTCGCCAATCTGTCCAAGGACCGTAACAGCGTCAACCGGACGGCAGACTTGGAACAGCCCGCGCATTGCCTCGAAGATTGTGCGGTATGAGCTATCGAAATATTCTGGCTTGAGGGCCTGAAGCGCGATGCCGACGGTGCGGTCGTCGATCAGCATCGAGCCGATGACACCAAGCTGAGCATTCAAGAGAGCTTCTCTGCTTGCAGCCATCACACAAACCTCAGACCGCTGGTGTCAATAGCCCCGGTCGGCTCAGATGCCTGCACAGGAGCGGCCTCGGTGATCTCGCGCTTCTCGTCGGTCCAGCGCTGCTGGTTAAGGTACGTCGATGCATGGGGGATACCGATTCCGGCCTGCCACTCCGGCGACGCCTTCTGCAAGGTCAAGGCCCGGCCAATGCGCAGGATTAGTTCGTCGCTAGGCTGGAGCCTGTCCCATGCTCGGATTGCAGCTTGTCGCCCTTCACCTCTGGGGTAGAATTTCCAGAAGCCTTCGAAGCGTTCAGGCTTCCATTCTGCGGTTGATTTCGTGCGCCGCCCCCTTGGGGGGCTTTTAGGGGGTAATATATTATTATCTAATACATTACTCATCGCTTTTTTTGCCGATAAGGGGTCGGTTTTTTTGCCGATAAGCTTATCGGCATTTTTGCCGGTAAGGGGTGGCGCTTGCAGCACCTGATAGATGCTGCGGACAGGATGTCCATCCTTCGGATCAGGGGCATACCGGACTTCAATGTGGCCGGCCTTTTCAAGCGCCTTGATAAGGCGGCTGACCGAATCCTCGGATAGTTTGTTTGGCCCAGCAAGCTGCGCATTGGTTGCGGTGCAGCACCCGCCCTCGCCGGTGTAGCCGGTCATCGTGGAGATCTGCCCATAAAGCAGCTTCGCGTTGGCAGGAATGGAATCGTCATACAGAACAGTCGCAGGCACGACAGCCCAGAAAGCCCGAAAATCTTCGTTCAAAACTTTTCACCTCCCACCCTTGCATTTTTGCGAAACTGGTGATATACTGAATATGCTTTCGTGATTCCGTTTTCGGAATCGACCGTCCGGTTGTTCGCAGCAGCCGGGCGGTTCTTTTTATGCTCATTTTTCCGCATGGCTGGCACCCTCCGCGTAGCGCAGCGTATACGCCGCACCGATGATATCATTCAGTTCGCGCACGATCTCGTCGTAGGTCGGGCGCTCTTTTTCGTCAATCGCGCCGTCCTCGGCGATCTGAAGCAGCTGCTTGTCGCGGTTCCGGTCGGCAAAGCGAATAATGCGGTTGACCAGCCGGATCACAGCCAGCGGCAGCGGCTGGCGTTCGGTATCGGGCAGCACGCCCAGGCAGTCCGAAGTCTGGCGCAGGTGCTTGTACGCATACCACGATTCGCCGCACAGATCTACCATCAGACAGACGTGATAGTTTGACGGGATGCGGATATCGCGTTCCCAGCCCTTGACCGTATCGACGGATACATGAAGAGCCTCTGCCCACTGCTCCTGACTCAGATGCGCAGCATTCCTGCACGCCCGGCAGATATTTGTGTATTCCTGTTCCATGTCTTTTTCTCCAATTCTGTGGGATAATGTTATCAGGCGGACTGCGGCAGCTGCTGCGGCGTGATGCCGTTCAGCTCGCGCCAGCGCCGGATGATCGCCAGATCGTCTGCGTCCGTCACAAATCGGGTTTCCTTCTCCTCCATCTCTCTCATCTCCTCAATAGGGGTAGGTGATCGCTTCGCGTACCGACTCAATGGGGATGTGCAGGCCGCGCATCAGGCGCAGCGTCTTGTCCATATATGCGGTCGGCGACTCGAAAATCTTGTACAGGGTGTTCGTACAGCAGCCCGCATAGCGGCATGCCGTCGCAACCGGCACCGACTGCGCGGCCATCTCGCCGCGGATCATTGCCGTCAGCCGGTAATCCGTCGTGCGCTCGACTCTTAGCTTTGGCATGGGTTTTCCTCCTTTCAGATCATTCCGAGGATGCGGAGCATCCTCACGATGCACAGGATTCCGACGATCGAGCTGATGACCAGCCGCCGCAGGAAGCTCCTGTTTTCACGTTCTTCTCGGCTCAAGCGGTTGCCTCCTTCTTTGACTTCCTTTCGCCTCTATGCTAAGATGCAGGCGAAAGGGGGTGTGAAAATGCAATTTCCGAATTTCCACGAGTTCGAGCCATATCTCCGCTCGATTGAGCATGAAGTTGGCCAAAACGCAAGCAAACTCGTGATCTACCAACTTGAGGACAAGACGCCGGAGTCCGTTTCCGCGTTTGCCTCTGACGTTGCTGGTCAAACGTTGGCAGTTGCGAACAAAATGGCTATTGCGTACCTTGCGGCCTATCATCAGTTTCTTTCGGATTATTTCGAGAATCGAGAATCTGACTGATTTGGTCGAAATCGACCGGCTGAGGAGATACCTCCACGCGGACGCTGCGTTGCGCGTGGAGCTTCTCCAGCGCGGCGACTCGCCTCTCCAGTTGTCGGAGTTTTCTGTTGTTTCGCATTGCACCCTCCTACGCAGTTTTTTCCGGCGGCGCGTACAGCTCATCGATGGTGCAGCTCAGCGCCTTTGCTAGATCCGGCAACTGAGAGGCGCGCGGCATCTTTTCCCCAGATTCCCACGCCGAAATTGCCGACTGTACAACGCCAAGCCGCTCGGCAAGCTCCTTCTGGGACATCCCTGCGGCAAGTCGGAGCGTTTTCAATCCTTTCGTGATAATCGCCTCCTTTGTTTTATCTCTGTATGAGATACTAACACACAGTTAAAATTTTGTCAATCTCTTTTTGAGATATTTTTAAAAAAACATTTTACTTAACAATCTCTGCGCGTGATAATGTAAATGGGTGGTATTTATGAGATTACGAGAACTCCGAAAAGAAGCAGGACTATCGCAGAAAGACTTTGCGAAAGAGTTCGGTGCTGCCCAGAACACTGTGTCGCAGTGGGAAACAGGCACTCGCAGAATCGATGACGAAACGCTATGCAGGATTGCAGCATACTTTGACGTAAGCATCGACTATTTGCTTGAACGGACGAACGAAAAGAAAAGCCTCGCCAACAACGTCAGCGAGGCCAAGCGTGAAATGATAGCATTGATCGATCAGTTGTCAGACGAGCAGGTGACTAAGCTGTTGCAGATAGCAAACGCAGCGCTTGATCTATAAACCACTGGAACTGTTCATCTGTCATGGCGGCAATTTTCTCTTTCAGCTCTTCTCTTTCAGTTTCCATCCCGCGGCGTCCTTTCTTTTTGTTTTTGATGTATTTATAGCTTAAAGCAGATGACCTCAAATGACAAGACCACCGTTGCACGGATATATGCAACGATTTTTGTGAATGTCCAATTCCTTTTCCGTCGCGTTTTTCAGCATCTTCTTGATTTCTTCTAACAGCTCGATCCTTTCCATTTGCCCCGATTCCTCCATCCTTTCACAAATTCCGCGTTCATTTTTCGTTCATACTTCCATCTTGCACCAAATGTAATTCTGTCGTAGTCTATATTTATAGCAATTTATTATTCTGATTCTGTTGGGAGGATTTACGATGTTTTGCAATAAATGTGGTAAGGAGATAGCCGACGAGGCGCTGATTTGTCCTTATTGCGGCTGCGGCACCGTCAACTATATCCGAGATCAGGCCAAGACAGAGGCCCGCGCCTCTGTGCAGGCTGCGCCGCAGCCTCTCCCAAAAAAGCGCTCTGTTGCGCTGCTCCTTTGCTTGTTCCTCGGCTGTTTGGGGGCGCACCGTTTTTATGTCGGCAAAATTGGCACTGGTATCCTCTGGCTCTGCACTCTCGGCTTTGGCGGTATCGGCGCTTTGATCGATTTGATTATGATTATTGATAACAAGTTTACCGACTCTTTCGGCGCGGCGCTCTACGACGAGTACACCGCCAATATGACTCAGGAGGAGTACGACGCCGCTGCCGCCGGCCCCCGCAAGGTACGCAAAATCGTCCTCATTGTTGCAGTCGCGCTTTGCCTCCTGTGCTTGCTCGTGCTCCGCGTTATCCCTGGTATCCTCGATTTGATTTACGCTTAAGATTTGCCCGCGCCGGGTGCCGAAATCCGGCACGGGTCTTGGTTCCTGCAAGCGATTGGGAGCCGCCTGTAGCTCAACCATACGCTTTCACCAATGGTTGTGTCCAGCCCTTTCCATGGTTTTCTCCGCCCCAATCATGTGTTTTTGGAGTGATTTTCTTGGAAAAAATGTTATGGCAGCTCTGCCGCGAAGCAAAGGAGGCGTTGCATCTCACAAACCAGGCCATTGCCGACCGCGCCGGCCTCGCCCTGAATACGGTTTCTCAGTACCTGCGCGGCGAATCAAAAAGCGCCTCTGTCTACACCGTCGGCCCGATCTGCTATGCCCTCGGCATCGATTTGAACGCATACTTCGGCATCTCGCCGCCCGCTCCGGAATCCGTTTCCGAGCTGCTTCGGCTGGAAAACAAAAGCCTCCGCATCCAGCGCGAGCATCTGCAGAAATCCCTGCGTATGCACCGGCTTGTGACGCTTATCCTGCTCAGCATCGTCGCGCTTTGCGCTTTTGCTCTGGTGGTGGATATCCTGAGCCCAACCCTCGGTTGGTTCCGTGCATAAAAAAATAGCCGCCCCGGCGCACTGCCGGAGCGGTATTCTGTATCCCTTGGAGGTGTCCCCATGAAAGTCCCCGAGCCTCGCAAACTGAAATCCGGCACATGGTTCATCCAGCTCCGCCTTGGCGGCGAGAGCATCCCTGTCTCCGCCCTCACGCGCTCCGACTGCATCAAGCAGGCGCAGCTCATCAAAGCCCAGCACCGCGCCGACGCCCGCGAAGTCAAATACAAGACGGACAAGACCGTCCGCGACCTCATGACGGACTATATAGCTGCCCTTCCGTCTGATACATCTCCCGCGACAATCCGCGGCTATGAGATCATCAAAGCACACCGCTTCCAGAGCGTTCTGGATATGCCTCCCGTTAAGATCGACTGGCAGAAGGTAATCGATGCCGAGCCGGTCGCCGTAAAGACCCTGAAAAACGCATGGGGTTTTACGGCCTCCTGCCTGCGCGCTGCCGGCGTGCCCGTCCCGGATGTCCGTCTCCCGCGCGGGCAGAAAAAAGAGCGGCCATTCTTGCAGCCAGAGGACGTTTTGAAAGTCCTTCCGCTCCTGAAAGGCCGCAAATATGAAATTCCCGCGCTGCTTGCGCTGCACTCTCTTCGCCGGTCCGAGATCATGGCGCTTGACTATTCTGATATCGACACAAAGAGCAGGACAATCCATGTCCACGCCTCCGCCGTGCAAAACGCGGATAACAAGATCGTCCGCAAGGAGCAGACCAAGACCGCCGCCAGCACCCGCTATGTCCCGATTATGATCCCGCAGCTGCTGGACGCCTTGCAGCGCACCGGCAAGACTTCCGGTCCCGTTTGGGAAGGTACGCCCTGTGCGCTCTACCGTACCATGGAGGATGTCTGTGCGCAGCTTGGCATTCCGAATGTCGGTGCGCACGGCCTGCGTCACAGCTTCGCATCCCTCGCCTATCATCTCGGCATGTCAGAGCTTGAGGCAATGGAGATCGGCGGCTGGTCTGATTACAATACCATGCGCAATATCTATACGCATCTCGCCAAGTCCGACCGCCTGAAAGCCCAAAATAAAATGGCCGCATTTTACGAACTTGCTAACGAAAATGCTAACGGCTCAAAAAACGATTGATTTTTCCAGTGTTTTTCAGCATGTATTCCTGTTCGAATCCCTCATCCCCTGCCACACAAAAGAAAACCCGCAATCCATTGAGATTGCGGGCTTTTCTTTGCGCATCAATGCTTTTGGGCATTTTCTCCTTTCTGCGAACGCAGAAAATATTCTATATTTACGCAAGTAATTTTGTGCGCTCAGAACACAAAACGCTAACGAAAAATGCTAACGTTTTTGCTTCACAATGCACCTGTAATACGCACAAAGCTTTTCCTCCGGGCCGGGGCCGTCCTTATCCATCAAGAACGCCCGCGCCAGCTCCGCGTAGAACTCCGGCACGTTGACACCGAACTTCCGCGCCACGTCGTAGTAGTCCGAGTACATCATGTTCATCGTCACGCCGAAAACCCATTGCGGAATACCGTGCCCGGCTCCGCTCGCATCCGCGACGGCGGAAGTCTGCTCCATCGTCCAGTGCGGGCCGGTCGAGCCGTCGGCATTCTGCATGCGCTCGGCCCACTGCATGGCCGTCTCTCGGTCAAACTCTGCCGCTTCCGGCTGGTCTTCGCGGCAGTTCAGCTTTTCCAGCCTGCGGATCGTCTTTGCGTACAGGCCGACTTCCTCCGCGCTGCCCAGCGTCACAGGTTTCTCCATGGCCTCGTGCAGTTTTGTGTAAAGCTTTTCGATATATTCTTTCATCTCGTCACGCCTCCTGCATGTATCGGTAGAGTTTGTCCACGTCGTTCTGATCAAAGCGCAGATCGCCCAGCAGCGGCACCGATACGGCCAGCTTGTTTTCAAAGCGCGGACGCGCCGCGTTATAGAGCTTGTCGAGGTCGATGTTTCCGGCTTCGTCGAAGATCTGCATCATCTTTACCGCCGGATTTTCGCGCAGCGCGAGGATCTTCTCGCGGCTGCCCTCCATGATGAGGGCCAGCATGATCCCGGCCCCGATGCCCTTGCCGCCCGGCAGGTGCGGGATGACCTCATTGTCTGCGTAGCGCATCGCGCCGCGCATGGCCTGATCTATCGTCACTGTCATTGCAGATTTCCTCCTTTAAGGATGGGGCGGCTATTGCCGCCCCTTTTCCTTAGCTGTTGCAGCACCCGCCGCACTTCTGGATCGGGTTGTAGAGCGTCTGCGCCGTGGTCGCGGTGCCCGTGGTGACGTCGGCGACCTGCTTGGGATAAAAGGTCGCGTTGACGTAGGTGACGATGGAGTTGTCACCGCAGCAGCGGCGCTCGGCCTCCATCTTGATCGCATCAAGCGCTTCCTTGCGGACGGACTCGACGTCCTGCTTTACCAGCGTGAAACTGTCCTCGGTGCGCTGGTTGTGGACGGCCTGCTTGCACAGCGTCTCACGGACGTCCTTGAGCTGCCTGTCGATATAACCGTACACCTCCAGCATCTTGCCGTCGTTGTACGTGTTGGCCTTGAGCAACGCGATCTCGCTGTCCTTCGCGGCCAGCTTCTGCTCCCGGTCGAGATCGTAGCGCGTGACCGGCATGTTCTCGCTGCACGTCGGCGCCTGCTGCCGCGCGGCGAGCATGGCGGCGACCGTCATGGCAGGCGTAACTGCTGCAACGACGTCAGCGGCTGCCGGCTTGTTGTTCTGTCCGATGCCGCCCAGCAGATTGCCGAGCCCGCCGTTTGCCAGACTCATCGCGGCGCCGCCGATGCCAAATCCCAGCGCAGTCCCCGCGAGTCCCTTGCTTGCGTATTCCATAGTAGTACCTCCGATAAAATAGTAAGCTGGCCAGCTCCTATGCTCATTATGAGGCATCCACGAAGAACAAAAAACCAACTCTTCGGCCACTTTTCGGGCACAAAAAATATAAAAACAGCCACCCCTTACGGAGTGGCTGCCTTTACATATGCTCCCGCAGTACATTCACGCACCGCGCTATGATCTTCTTGACGCCGTTTACGCTCAAGCCCTCGCGTTCGGCAATGCGCTCATGGCTCCAATCGTCAAGAATCTTCCGTTTCAGGATTCCCCGGTATCGCTCCGAAAGAATCCATTCGTCGATCAAATGCTCCCAATCGCTGCGGCTCAGACTCGGCAGCCCCCGCAGCATAGGCTTGCCTTACTTCGTATCCAGCACCGCGATATTGCCCTTATTGGATACCTTCAGGCCCAGCGCGGCGGCGATATCGCGCACCTTGACATAGTTCGTGCCGTTTTTCAGGATGCGTTCGACGGCGATCTCCTTGCCGTCCACGATCATTTTGCTTTTCTCTACCACTTCATCTTCAAACCTTTCCAAGAATTTTTTCCACTGCTCGTTGCCAGTGGTGTGATAGTAGGTGTTCATGTCCGTGCCTACAAAAGGACGCGGGCAGAACTTCCCGGACACGTCGTAGTGCCGGATGATGTGATCCGCCGGAATGTTGTGCTCCTTCATGAGCTTGTGGATCAGCCACTCGGCATTGTCCAGAACCTTTTTTTCGAAGAACCAGTCTGTGTCGTAGGCTCCCATGCGCTTCCGGTTGACCTTCTTCGGTCTCAGCTCCACGCCGATGGAGTTCCAGTTCCGGCACTCCGGATGCAGCGTACCGTCTCCGCAGTGCCACGCCACGTCCGTATCCTTTACGCACCGGTAAATGATATCGCCCTCGTCCACGGCGTAGTGTGCGCTGGCTCTGGCCTGCGGGTTCTTGAACCACTCGGCCACGCTGGCCGCAGAGCCGAGCGCACCGAAGTAGTGTACGACGATCCATTTCGGCGTGCAGCCGCCCGCTCGATGGTTGATCGGCGTGAGCGCATCTTTAATTACCGGCATCGGAAGCACCCCCATAAAGCTCATGGTGGAGCGTCAGCACCGCCGATTCAATCATTTTGTCAACGGTGTCACTGTCAAACTGGATGCCCTTGGACGCGAGATAGCGCAGCACATAGGCTTTCTTTTCCGCGCCGTCCGTCGCGTTGTAGAGCTGCTCCGCAGCCCTGACCGCGATATCAACGTACTGCTGCCATTTGGCGAGCTTTTCCGCGCCGATGCGCTCTTTCATCCACGGGATGAGGAACGCCGACACAAGCGCCGTCAGCAGCGTAATGACTGCCGTGATGATGTTCGTGTAGTCCATATGTTATGTACCTCCATTTTCGTCATTCGTATCACTTGGTTTTGCAAATACTCTCTTGAGCAGCAGGAGCAGCAGCTCCCCGCCGAAGGCCGCGCCCGCGAACGCCAGCACATCCGAAAGGTCGCACGGCCTGTCCAGCAGGACGGCGGCGGTTTTCAGGATCATTGCCCATGTGGCCACTGCCGTGAGCATCCACAGGCAGTAGTACACAAGCTCGCGGGCCATACGGCCCTTTGTCCACCGTTTCTTGTCTCTGCGCATCAGCCCAGCCCCAGCTTCGCCAGCGCAAATCCGATCAGCCCTGCAAGGATCGCCGTGATAACTCCCTTCACGACCGCCTCCCAGCGGCTTCCCGGCAGCGCCTTGATGCTTTTCACATCGGCCTTGATCTCATTCACGTTTTCCTCGATTGCCTCCTGCTTGGTCGCCAGCACCTCCACCGAGGTCGCCAGCTGATGCAGCGCCCTGTTGTCCGCCTCCAGCTCGTCGATCCTGTGCGAGTTGCTCTTGCATCGCGCCTCCACGGAGGCGATCTGCGCCTGAATTCCATCATCCATCTTGATACTCCTTTCAAAGCTTTCTATTTCGCACTCCGGGCAAACCATCCTGCCTTCCGGCACGGGCCGCCCGCAGCATACGCATGTATCCATAGACCACTTATCCTCCCGTGATAGCCGGATAATCTTCTATCGCACTCCGGACAAACCATCTGTTGCCCAATATGAGCCATAGAGGATATTGTTTTATTTATGCCTGCTCTTGCCAACCAGCAGGATATGCCGCTGGTGAATATACATTCGCATCAATCAGACTGATGTAATGCTTGCCTTTGAAGGTGATCTTGTCACCCTTTTTGTAAGCATCGTGAGCGCCAGTAGGCTGCACAAATTCAGGCCATTCGTCTAGGGAAACGACCACAAACAATGCAGGTGTAATATCAGGTGTCCAATCCGCTTGCGAGGTATGCGCCTGAACCACGCGATATAATACGCCATTGTATTGCAGCCGCTCATTTACTACATAAGCATGATCTGTCACCCACTGTGGGAATAGCTCTACTGCCTGTAGTGCGTCCTCATCCGTTAGGCTTACAGATGACTTTTCAATATAGGGACGGAGTGCTCTGGCCCTTTCTGTATAGCTCATACCGTTTCCTCCCCAAACATGATTCCTAGTGCCGTCTCAGCGTCTTGCAAACGTTCTTCTGTAGTCAGCTCCGGCGTTGGAATCGGCGTTGCAGTCTCCGTGTAGGTATATGACGCGCCCTCAACATCGATAGCTTCTGAATATTCCAGACCAGTCTCATTCTGCCGAATCATCATTCCTGCATCAGAATAAGTACGGTATAGCTTTACACCGTCATTGCGCTGTATATAAAATTCTCTTTGAATCATCTTTACACCCCCACAATGTGACTCGCATAGGTTGACCAGTTTGTAGCCGCTTTCCATTCGTCAACAAGTTTTGCTGGAACGCGGATTTGACAGTCAGCGGGGATGTTGGTAAACGCATTGGTGTGTGCTAGTGTCGGAACCGTTGTATAAGCTGTGAAATCATAAAAAGCTACACAATAACACCTAGCGAACGACGATCGTCCAATACTTGTTACACCATCAGGCATTGTAATTGATGCTAGAGAATAACAATAGGCGAACGCAGATTGTTCAATACTTGTTACACTATTAGGCATTGTAATTGATGCCAGAGAATCACAATCGTTGAACGCAGATTGTTCAATACTTGTTACACCATCAGGCATTGTAATTGATTCCAGAGAATCACACTGAGAGAACGCATATTGTCCAATACTTGTTACACCATCAGGCATTGTAATTGATGCTAGAGAATAACAATAGGCGAACGCAGATTGTTCAATACTTGTTACACTATTAGGCATTGTAATTGATGCTAGAGCATAACAAGTAGCGAACGCAGATTGTTCAATACTTGTTACACCATCAGGCATTGTAATTGATGCCAGAGACTTACAAACAGAGAACGCATATTGTCCAATACTTGTTACACCATCAGGCATTGTAATTGATTCCAGAGAATTACAAGTGTAGAACGCATATTGTCCAATGCTTGTTACACCATTTCCAATCTCGATTTTCTGAACACTATTTTGATAAACATAATTTCGATTGTCAGCACTAGATGAATACCGAAGGATTGCACTACCATTATTCGATGAAGATTGTCCATAAAACCCCATTGCCCCATCCACTGTCAGCTTTATGACATACTCGCCCGGTGCGGCATAAACATGATTCGGCGTCCATTTTACGGTCGTTGTGCTTGTTCCTGTCAGTGTATCTGGTGTGGTTCCATCACCCCAGTCCACGGTGACAGTTCCATTTGGACAAATGCCAAGCATTGGAGATGTGCGTCCTTCTTCCAGACGGATATAGATTCTGGTTTTTCCGTCATCCGTGATATACATAGCACCGACATTCATTTTGCGATTTGTGGTCTTGAGGTCAGCAAGCGACCAGTTCCAGCCCTGACAAGTAAGCCCCTCATGCGATGGATAATCTGGCAACGCCGTCTTTGTTGCCAGTTCTGCTAACGTCCAAGACGTGACAATCGTGCCGTCGTAGTCGTAGAATGTAATGTCTCCGGGAGCACCGGGCGTGAGGCTTCCACCAGTCTGAATGTTCCCAATGGCTGTCACAAATCCGCCCGGGTAGACAAGTGGGTCAGATGTGCCGCCCTTCGCGCGGATCGCATCGGCGACCGCCGTCAGATCGGTTGTATTTGTTAAATATTCAGCCATCAGAAACTCCCTCCATTTGCATTGTCAATCGCCGCAGCCGCCCATGCACCATTTACGACCCTCAGAAACTTCCCGTTATCAGCGGCTGTAACAACCGGAACGTCGCGCGGAATTTCCACGTTTTTCGCCGCGCTTCCGTCGTAGGCCGTCGTCTCATTCCCGATTTTGATGACGAGTGAATAGGGATTTTTGAGTTCCGTCGGAATCGTGGGGATATCCTGAATCTTTGCCAGCGTGTCGCTCCATGCCGACCAAGCGGCCCCGTTGTATAGCACGACCAAACCCTGTGGGTTTACATCTGCATTGTTTGATCCAATCGTTGCAAATCCGAGCACCACCGTCCCGGAAACACTTACCGCGGCCAGAAGTGGAAGTGTGTATGGTACTTTAGCTCCTGTGAATTTTGCAATTGCATACACGGCGTACCCTGCCTCATAGGCCGCATACACTTCCGCAGCCGTTTTGTCGGCGGTTGCGTGATTGCCGTTTCCTTGTGTCACCGCCACATAAAACGTGCTCTTCACTTCGCCCGTCTGCCCATTCACGCTTTTGACCGGCACGTCATCCGCTCCGATGGGCGTAAACCCGAGCGCGCCGACAACCGCATCCTTCGTGACATTCGCATTGTCCCCGTTTGCGCCCTTCGGAATTCCGAGGTTAAGCGTAGGCTGTGCGGCAGTTCCGCCCATGCTGGCCGTAGCCGCGCTTCCTGCTGGCAGCGTCGTCACCTTCCCGATCTTGATATCCGGCGTCACGCCATCCTTACCGGGTGCGCCATCCTTGCCGGGAGCGCCCTGCGGGCCGGGTTCACCCCTCGACGGCTTCCCGGTGTCCTCGTCGCCGAGATACCAGTTCCCGTTCTCGCCGATCGTCGGCGTAATGCCGTCCTTTCCGGCAGGGCCGGTCGCTCCATCCTTTCCGGGGTCGCCCTTCTGGCCTTGGATGCCTTGCTCACCCTGCGGGCCGGTCTTGCCGATGGGGCCGGTATCGCCCTTCGGCCCCTGTTCGCCGGGTTCGCCCTTGTCACCCTTGGGGCCGGGGTCACCCTTCGCGCCCTGCAACGGGCCGTTGTTTATCCAAGTGCGCGTCACGCCGTCGTAGATGTAAATGTCATACGGCTCGGACGCGCCGACGCCGTAGGCATCGCCAACGGCGGGATTCTTCACAGAGGTCTGGAGTGCAGAGACCGTGCCATAATAGCCCTTTACAACAAAGCCGGAGCCGGTTTCACCCTTCTGTCCGGGGTCGCCTTTGTCACCCTTGGGGCCTTGCGGGCCGCGTTCGCCCTGCGGGCCGGTTTCACCCGGAATACCCTGTGCCCCCGGAATGCCCTGTGGGCCTCTCTCGCCCTGCGGGCCAGTGTCGCCTTTCGCTCCGTCAGCACCCTTTTCGCCCGGAACACCCTGCGGGCCAGCGTCACCTTTCAAGCCTCTTTCGCCTTGAGGCCCCGTTTCTCCGCGAGGGCCTTGTGGGCCTGCCTCGCCTTTTTCACCGGGAATGCCCTGCGGGCCGGGATCACCCTTGGGGCCTTGTGCGCCGTCCGCGCCGGGGATACCCTGCGGGCCAGCCTCGCCCTTGAGTTCGGAAACCGCAATCAGGTTTTCCCATGTCACACCGTCGTTGGAATACTGGATATATCCGCCGGACACGCGCATATCAATCGTGCCGCCGCCGGAGCCGCCGCCAGAGCGTGCCGCCTCGTTGATCGCGGCAACAAGATTTTTCTTCTCTTCGGTCGTCAGATCAGCCAGATTGCCGATCTGCGCCTGAATCGCATCGAACCAGCGCTTGGAGGGATCGTCCGGCGGCTCTGCGCCTGCATGGAGCGACGGAACGCACACCGTGTCGTAGATGCAGGATTTCACAAGAACGTCCTCTACGCGCCACTGGAGCTGCACCTTGCCATATCCGGAGTATTCGACGTCCGATGCGCTGACCGTCCAATACGCTGTGTGGCCGTCCACGGAAAGCGCCACGGGGTACGCCTCCGTGTCCCTGCTGGAGCGCGGACGCTGGACTAGCAGCAAAGGTGTGCCGCCCGGCCAGTCTGCCTCAAAAGCTGAAAGAGGGAAGGCTACCCGCATCGCGTCGTTTTCGCCCTGATGCCGCAGGCAGATCGGCTCACGCCTGCTTGCGTTGACTGTAATCATATGATTTCTCCCTTCTCGGTGTCCAAGTCTGGCACCGTCATGCTGGATTTCCAAAAGCGAATGCCACTACCCAGCTGCCGGAGATCCGCAGGCAGACGACGCGGCTCCCAGCCGCAAAGGTCACCGCCGTGTTGCATTTGTAGTGCTTCGTCGTTGCGGCGTCCTGCCCGTCGAAGATCAGCGATAGCCCGTCCGCGTACTTGGCTGCCACAGTCGCGAGTGCGATGCGCTCCGGCTCAGCCACTAATTTTGCAGTATATCCTGTGATGCCCGTCACGCGATCACCACCCTTCGCGCAGTGTGCTGCATCAGCTCGCCAACGGCCATTGTGAGCGACCACTCGGTTTCCTCCCAAATGCCGCCGATATCCGGATCGTCGATCGATACGATATCCCCGACGCCATGGCCGCCGGTCGCCAGCGTGTAAAAGGTAATCGTCTTTGTCGCGTACATCGACTCATTGCGCAGCCGGTTTACCAGCTCCTGAAGCTCGTCCTGACTGGCCACGTTGTTTACCTTTGCGACGTCAACGATGCGCAGCCCGCGCCGGAAAGTGGACGTGCTGGAGGTAGGGGAGTCGTTGACGGCAGTCGCCGTCAGCGGCGCGCCTCTGTCAGGATTTGAGCAGATCCGCACAAAAACATTCGGCGCGTCAAATAGGTCTATCTCCTGCGTGTGGTCGTCTGTGATCGGTGCAAACTGCAAGTCTGTGCTGCTGTATGCGTGGTCGATCCTGCCGCCGGTCGGCGCTTTGTACGGCTCCAAGTGGCAGATGCCGCGGCCGTCGAACCATATCGGATTGTAGTTGATCTCCTCCAGCAGTTGGTTGCAGATCGTCAGGTAGTCCGTTCCGGTGTCCCAGTCCTCGCGATCCGTCGCCAGCACCGCCGAGGAAGGCACGGCCAGCACAAGCTTGATTCCTGCCGCCGTAAGCAGCTGCTGCACCGCCGTCAGGTACGGCGTATTCGCGGCGATGTGATAGAGGCCCTCCGTGCGACTCTGCTGAACGCGCCAGCAGCGATCGTATGCCTCGATCCGGAGCCGCCGCCCGTATGCGTCCATGATCTCCTCGACTGTGGTCGCCTGAAATACGCCGAGCGGTGTCTCGACTCCGTTGAGGACAAGAACGGGTTGCAGCTCGTCTGACAGCAGATCAACGTCGGCATCCGGATAAACCTCCGCCGACAAACTGCCCTTGATCTCCGAGTCCTTGCGGACGTAGACATTCGGGGCGGC